AAGTGCTTCATTTTTACCTAATCTCATACGTCTTACATAAAAATCATTATGCCAAGCATGGATTCCTGATGAAGTTCCTAATACTAATGAACTAGTTCCTGAAGGTTTTACTGTTGTTACACGTGCTGCTTTTTTAATCCCTAAAATATTTGCAATTTCTTCATTTGTTTTTTTAGCTTCTTCAGCAGCTTCTTCTAAATTATATTTTAAAACTATTCCACTACCAATTCCTGTCATTCCTACACCAACAAGTGCATCTTTTTCTGTTGTTCTTTTCCAAATGTCACGAAGATAATGGAAATTAGTGTAACTTGCTTGTAAAGTTCCTAAAAATGCACCAGCTTTTACTCTTCTATTTAAATCTTCTTGTGATTCTATGTTTGAAACATTAATTTCTGTTAAATTACAGAATTGAAATGGTCTTAAAGCAATTTCACAGCATGGATTTGTTCCCCAATCTTTATCATCTGAAAAATAAATTCCAGGTTCACCTGAATTACTAGCAACAATTTTACTCCATAATTCAAAGAAATCTTTTTTTCTTACTTTTGAACGAATTACTACTGCTGAATTATTAGCTCTACCTCTTTGTGGGTTTAATTCCCACCAAGCACCATGTTTTGATGTTAACATTTCATTATCATGTAAATCAAATAAAGAAATTAAAGCTGCTCTACGAATACCCCCAGATAATACAGCATCTGCAATATGACAAATAATATCATGTGCTTCAATTGGACTTAATTGTTCTCCATCTTCTTTTCTATCTAATACTTTTTGTATTTGAAATAAACATTCTTTTAATGGTTCTGGGCCTGGTGCTTTACCTCCTACAGTAATTAATTCTGCTCCTTTTGGTCTAATATCACGGAAGTCAAAAATAGGTCTTGCTGCTGTTATTCCAAAATAAGATTTTAATAATACTTTTACTGAGTCTGCCCAACCTTCTATTGAGTCTCCTACTAAAAATCTTCTTGTTTTTTTAGGAATTCTAATTTCAGGTAATTTTTCTATATGATGTTTTTGAACACTATAACCTACACCACACCCTGACAATAACAAAAACATTACTTCACTAAATGATCTCCAATCATCAATTGGTAAATAAGAACAATTAAATATTCTTGAATTGTTTATGTCAATTGGTTTTCCAGCAAATTGTAAACTACGCATTGAAGGTAAAACTTTTTTATCATATACCATTTTATAAACATCTTCTATTTCTTCTCTTAAATTAGGAAATTTTTCTTGATGCATTTCCTTATTTCGAGTAACTAATTCTTCCCAAGTTTCTCTTCTTTGTTTTAATGGAAGATATTTTGCATATTTATTATATACTACTATGTCTGATAGGATTTCTTGTGTGATATTCATTTATTGTTTTCTTTAAAAATTAGTTATTAGTGTCAAAAAAAGGGGGTAACCCCTTTGTGTGGAAATAAATACAATATATACTAGGAAAACTCACGAAAGATTAAAAAAATCGTTAGAAGCTCCTCGAAGTCTTCTTCGCTCTGCCGGTGAAATTTCTCCTGGGGGAGTTTGTGCGTTTCTGTTATTTCCTCTCATATTTATTTCGATCTTACCAATTGCAGTATCCATAACAGAATCATATGTTAGGCCATCAGCTCCGTATCTATTTTTCATAATATGCCATCTTCCTGTTCCATTTTCTTTATCTTCTGCATTTCTAGATAAAGACATTGCAAAGTCAGTAATCATCATTTTACTGTAACTTTCTGCCATTCTATCTCCCTGAATGATGTCTTCTCTTGCTCCTGATCTATTTACTTGAGATGCTGTCCATATAGGTAACTTCATTTCAGTAGCCAAGCCTCTTAAATTAGTATAAATATCATCTAATTTGTCTCTTTTTTCTTTACTTGCTTTAGAAGTTAATAAATCAGCATAATCAATTATAATTAAATCTGGTTCAATGTTTTGTTGTATACATTTTTCTAAATGAGCATGTATGGTGTTTACTGTTGCTTGTCCTGCGGGATATTCTCTAATATAAAGACCACCTCGTAAATTTTCTATTTTTTCTTTTACTTTATCTTTATGTAATGTAATATCTCCAACTGGAATTTCTGTAAGACAAGCATCATATCTTCTACCTACATACTTTTCATTTAATTCTAATGTATAATGAATAACTGTGTGTCCTGTTTTTACAGCTTGAGCTCCTAAAGCAACTAAAGCCCATGATTTACCTCCTCCAGGTCCACCAGCTATCATTCCTAAATCACCTTGTCCTAAACCACCACAAAGTAATTTATTAATTAAAGGCCAAGGTGTTTCTACTGTGTTTCTAGCTTCTTCTCTAAATCTATCTTCTATTTCAGTAATATATTCATGACCAATATCTCTTTCTGTTCCTGCTTTTAATGCCCTATCAATTAAATTTCTAATATCATCATAATCCCCTAATTCTAATAAATCAACTGACTTCATTAAAGCTCCTTTTAATGTTTGATTTTTACAAAAATCTAAGAATGTATCTTTAACATAATTTAAATCTGTTCCTTTAGACGCTTTATATGCTTGTTTAAGTAAATCTTTTACAGCTACACTTTGTAATTCTTGGTTTATACTTTCTACTTCAACTTTAAACACTTCCATTGTAGGGCATGTTTTATATTCATTAAAATATTTAAGTGTTTTTCTCATAATCCATTTACCCGCATCATTATCAAAATAATCAGGAGACACTATATCTGCGATTTGTTGTAGAAAATCTCGATCAGTAATTAAGATAGCAAGTGCCTTAATTTGAAACGCATGTCCATACTGGGTTAATTTACTCATGTGTTTGTTTTGCTAATGTATTTAATTTTACAAAATGCTCCCTTAACCATAAATCAGGTGCTTTAATAGCATTACCTAATTGATCGTCTGAATACATCATAATAAATTCATTTCGGGAAAGCAAATTTATTGGTGCTTCTATTAGTCTAGCTATTTGTAATTTTAATTCACCCGAAATTGGTGGGTTTTTTAAATCCATTAATTCTTCATTTAATCGAAGTTGAGTTGCCGACTCACTAATTTTTTTATGCATTGGTTCTTCTCCTTTACCTGCATGTTCCAGAATGAAATCAAGATCAAGGGTAGTTTGAGTAAGTAGATCTGGAATTATTTTAGGTAGTTTTTTAGGTCCTAACCCTTTAACACCTTCGATGTTATCGGATTTATCACCCATTAAAACTTTATACATTAAAAAATTGTGAGCCGGTACTCCATAATCAGCTTCTACCATTCGTGGGGTATAAAACTTCTTTTTTGTTGGACTCCAAACTGTAATTCTTTCGTTTACTAATTGTAAAAAATCTTGGTCTGCTGATAGTATAGTAACATCTTCATCTAGTAAAGTATGAGCTATATATGCTATTGTATCATCAGCTTCAATTCGGTCTATTGAAATAACATTAACGGGAAGAAAATCTAAATACTCAATTAAACGAGAAAATTGAATTTTCATTGCATCTTTTTCTGCTTTAGCATCTTTAAATGCATCCCATCTAGTAATTCGTTTACCTGGTTTTCTGTTAGTTTTGTATTCAGGGTGTATTTTTCTCCTACGTTGACTACCTCCTGCACCATCGTAAACTACAATTACTCTAGTTGGGTTTACTTCTCTAATAGCATAAGCTAAAGATCTTAAAAATCCAGTTAGTCCTCCTACAGGTACACCATTGTCATTTAGGGCTCCATTTACTGCGAATGCTCTTAAGTAAAGGTTTAAACCATCTACTATCAACACCCTATTATTTATCCCTAAATCGCCCGGTTTTTGAACGTTATCTAATAAACTGAATATGTCTCCCATTATGAACAATTTTCATCAATTTCAATGTCTGGGTCCATATCTTGTGCATCTTCATGTTGATATTTCATAACATAAGCTTCACAAGTATCTCTGTACATAGCTTCTTTGATTTCAGGTCTTTCTTTACATAAAGATTCTAATTCTTTACCTGAAAAAGTTACTATTTCACCTGTTTCGGTGTCTGTATATTTACAAATTGGGCCTGATTGTTTACAAACTTTATAGTTTTTCATCAATTTTAACCAACCTCCAAAATCATCTATACCTTGTCTATAAAAAACATTATATCTAATTTTACGGTTTGGTGGACCCATTCTATTTTTTACAACAATTGCTTCAACTTCCGAGCCTACAACTTCATCTACTCCATTAATTTTATCTTTAAGTTTCCCAACTTGTTTAAGTCTTAATCTAACTGAAGCATGAAATTGTAAGGCTTTACCACCAGAAGTAGTATATTGATCAGCAAATGGCATTGCGCCCATCTTTTGTCTTAGTTGGTTCGTGAATACTAAAAGTATTTTTTCTTTCCCAATTAAGTTAGTAATTTTACGCATTGCTTTAGATAAAATGATTGCTTTTTGTGTTGCATAACCATCTTTTTCAAAGTCAGCGGCTGATTCAATTTTAGTGGTAGCTGCGGCTACTGAATCGACTACAATTGTTACAAGTTTGTTTGGATTCTTTTCTCTAACTTTAAGGATTACATTTTCAATTGCATCCATAATGTCTTCAACTGTTTCTAATGGTAAATAAACCATTTTTTCAACATCTACTCCAATTGCTTGTAAAAACTGTGCGTTTAACGATGATTCAGTGTCAATGTATACTGCAATACCATCTTTTTTCTGTGTGTTTGCTATAACATGAGATGCTAACAGAGACTTCCCACTTTGTTCTAAACCAGTTATTTCAACTATTTTAGAAACGGGCAATCCCCCATCAGGTCGATTTGAAATGGCCAAATCTAATACTGTTGACCCCGTAGATACCCAATCATTAACGTCAGTTGGTGAATCTTCACTGCCATCTAGAAAATAAGCTACTCTGTGATGGGTTTTGCTAAACTTCTTGTTTAACGAGTCAGCGAGAAGGTCTGTTAATTCATCTCTATTTGTGTCTTCTTTTTTTTTCTTTGCCATTAGTCAAATAATTCATCAAGTTTACTATCTATAGTTTTTTTAGTTTTAGAAGGTGCTGCTTTAATTTCGGTTTCTTTACCTCCATCTTCTTCAGCTGGTTTTAAATAACCTTGTAATTCGTCCTTCATTTCTTCAAAAGTATATTTCTTAAATAAAGAAACTAAATCCTTTTGATTTTCTAAAAGTGATTCTGCTTGTGTAGCATCCTCTACTAGTGGTGTTTGGTTTGGCTTAACACGTACAGTTGTTGTATTAAACATTTTACCAGTTTCTGCTGCTGGGATTACTTCAATTGTAACATCACGTCCTTTTGAAATGTCTGTAATATCACCATAATCTTCATCAGCCATTACACCTAATAGTTCTTGATAAACCATTTTACCAAATTCATAAAACCTAACTCCCTTATCTTCTTCTCCTCTTACTACTACAGGAGCAAAAATTCTAAGTTTTGGGTATAATTTTTTAGCTAATTCCATATTTTCACTATCACCCGATTTTTTTAATTGAGTAGCAAATTCTAAAATTGGATCAGATTCGCTAAAATTAGATAAAGCAATCATTCTTGGTTTACCAATACCGAAGTAAAAGTATAATTCCGAAAATGGAAAGTCTTTATTGTGTGCGTAAGGTACTATTCTTATTACTGATTTTTCACCTACTGGTGGTCTCCAAAAATTGTTTTTGAAGTCGCTAGAGCCACCTCCCCCTTTGTTGTTTAGTTTTGCTAAACGATTCTTGATTTCATTTAAATCCATAACTTTTTATTATTTTAATTTGTTATTTTTATTGATTACTGTAGTGATATAGTAAATATTTTTGGCCAAACCAAGTTTTTTTATAAGTTTTTTATTCTTATTGTTATATCATGAGGAGCATATTCATTTCCTCCAAAATATGGATATAAATAATACCTACGTATCAAACCCCAATTACCTTCAGGTCTTCGTCTAATAAATGTAGTATCACCATCTATAACTACTTGATAATAAAATGTAGTAATATTAATAACAGCGTTGTATATTTCATCTATTTCAATAGTCCTTATGGTACCAGATGAATGTCTACCTTCTTCGTGTCGTAACCAACATAATTGTATTTCACCCCTTATATATCTCCAACCTAATCTTATAGAATATTTTTGATGTCTTACACCAAAATCACTCATACCATATATTTTATTTACATCACTTTGATTTTCTGCTATTTCAGTTTCATATATAGCACTTTCATCTAACATAAAGTTAAACTCTATTCTTGAATTATTAGGGTGGTTTATAAAATTACCTGAACTATGTTCACCTTCAGGTATGGTGTATACTCTAAAACCCAAATCATCAACTTCTTTTTTACATGAAAACAATACTAAAAATAGTATTAGTAATATTCTAATCATTTTAATGATATATGATATTTAAATAGTAAAACACCTCCCATATTAGCTACTATATCTCCTTTTTCATATCCTGTTCTATAATGTTCATCTAGTACTTCTTTAATAACACCTGCACTAAAACTTAAAATTCCAGCGTATGCTCGTGCTTTTTTATCTCCTATTCTAGGTTTTAAATAATGGTAAGTAGTGTAAGCTATAGTATAACTAGTTGTAAAATGTAATAGTTTATCTACTCCTATATTAAAAGCATTAGGACTACCCTCTATAGACACTGGTAGTATTTTTAAATCTTGTGAGTAAAAATTTAATGAAAAAAATAATAAAACAACAACAATAATATGTTTCACAAATAAAGGTTTTAAAAATTACTAATCAATATAACCTTTTTAAAACTATTTATTATACTACTGATCTACTACCTTGACATTTCCATTTTCTTCTAGATAATGTGTTAGCACAAGGTGGGTTTTTACATTTTTTAATTTTAGCTGAACGAGCACAATATGCATGAGCTTTTGCAGTACCAGGTCTTATTCTATCTCCTCCATCTGATGCTTTGCCTTTTTGACCAAATGATCTACATTTACCATTTACTCTTTTAGCAAAACGTTTACCTTTTGAAGGTTTACATTTACCTTTTTTTTTTTCTTCTAATTCTTGTCTAACTAAATCTTTTAATTCACTAAGATTAATTTCATTTTTAGAAGCATATGAAGACATATTATCTTTTGATAAAGATAAAGCAGCATCTTCATTTTTCTTTTTTTTCTTTTTACCACTCATTTGACCCTTACAAACTTTAACAGCTCTACCCATTAAATATGCTCCATGTTTTTCACCTGCGGCTTTACGTCTAGCAACATATGCTTTACCTTTAGGGCAAAGTTTTTCAGTTAACATTTCTAATATATTTTTTGCTGCTTCATTTATAGGAGTTAAAATATAATCACTATGTTTATGTTTTTCTACATTATCCATTTTATCTAATGTTTTATTTAAATTAAATTCTTTAGGTTTATCCATTTTATCAACTGCTTGTTTAATAGGTTTTAAACCTGCTGCTCCTCCTTCTTTTTTAAGGATTTGGATAATTTTATCTTCTATTTTTTTAAGTTTTTTATTGTCTTCCATGGTTATTTTTTTAACTTTACTTTAGCTGCTTTTGTGTTTTTAACAAACTGTTTTTTACTAGCTGTTTTTTTACGAGATGTAGCTGCTCGTTGTTTCTTTGTAAGTGAATTAGCTTTAGCACGAGGCAAACAACGCTGTGTTTTTTTACCTTTTTTCATTGTACCACATTTACCTGCAATGTTACCTTGAGTGTCTATACGTACCCAATCTTCTTTTTTAAACCAATTACGTAAGTTTTCAAGTATAGCTTCTTTTACAACTTCATCTCCCTCAGTATCATCTTTATACATATCAGGATCAATTGGTTCTTTATCTAAAGCTTGTTTTAAATTACGTTTTTGCCAATCAAATGAATCTTCATCTTTATTTATAGGACCACCTGCTGCCCAAGTATTACAACTACGAGCTGAATGACATTTAAAATGGTGCATCCAACAATATCCTAATATACCAAATTCATCTTTAACTGGTTCAGATGTTTTACCTGGTATACATGCTAACATTCTTTCAGAAATATCAAATGCAACACAATTACTACAGTTTGATTTTTTAGCTGCTTCAACATCTGTGTCCCATTTTTTAGCTATTTTTACCCAATAATCACCTGGTTCTTCTACATTTAAAGGACCATATTTAATAAAATCAGCTTGAATTGCTCTATCTCTATTTGCTGTATTTAATGATACATCTTGAGTAGCAGCAGGACATTGTTTAGTTGTTTCTTCTGTTTGTTCTCTAATTATATTTTTTAGTTCTGATTTTTTCATTTTTTCTTTATATTTGCTAATTTAGTCATTCTTGATGTATTTAGTAATTTTCCTTTAAGTTGTAATCCTTCATTAAGAGGAACTTCTATATCTCGAACATCTTTAGTTGGTTCAATCATTTTAGCTATTTTAGCTGGTTGTTTACATGATGATGGATTAAATTGTCCTGCAGGTGTCCATCCTGTAGGGCATAAAGGTCCTGGAAACATATTTGCTACTGGAGATCCACCACTATCACATTGCATACATTCTATATCTTTTTCTACTGGTGATGTAGTATCTATACAACCTGTACCTGCAGCTAAACAATTAGCTTCATCAACGTAAGCATTAAATCCTTGAGGTATTCCAAATTGTGACCACCAATTTAAAGGTAAATTACTTAATTGTATACAAGATGATGGGGGAACTTGCGAACCTGGGGCACTATGACAAACCCAACATGCTTGTTCAGGATCATTACCACAATTAAGAGGAACTTCTATTGGTGGGGGATTACATTCTTCATCACACTCTTGTTGATCAAAATATTGACATGATTGATCCCAATCTCCAGATGCTACATTATATCTGTTTACATCACATTTAACACAATTACTAATTGTAGGCTGTGGGGCTATTTGTTCTTCCATTGCTCCTGGATCTGCTGATGTTTTACATTCCCATCTATCACAATCTTGAGACATTAAACAATCATTTAAGGTAGCATGTACGCCTGTTCCTGCTATATTTTCTTCACAAAGTCCTGATATACAATCAAAATTTGGTGTTGGTGGTGGATTCTGACATGAACCATCATCTATATCTGCATTTGGTTCATAATTTGCAAAATTTGGGTCTGTACATCCTAAACAAGAACCATCATCTAAATTAACTGGGGGAGTAAGATTTCCTCCATAATTACTACAATTAGGACAATCTAAACATCCAGGAATATCACTAGTAAAAGTTTCATCAGAACAATCTATACAATCAGGATGGCCATCACCATCAATATCTGTAGAGCATGATGGACAATTATGTGGGTTTCTTGCAAGAGTAGTTCTTAAGAAATTTGTGTAACCTACGACACATTCTATAAAGTCATTATTTGCCCAAGAAAAACATTCTCCTATTTGGTAAGGATTACCTTGTGGGTCTGTTAGGCATCTAAGAGGATAATATCTACAATTAGTGTCAGGAGAAGGTTGACCATTAGTCATTATTGCACATTTTTTAACAATAGGAGTATAACACTGTCCATTTTGGTCTATTGTATTAGTTATTTGTTGACCATAATCTCCTCCAGAGTTATTTTGCTCTTGTAATAGTCTTCTATCTTCTTGTAAAGACATAGCACTTTTTCTAAGTGCTTGTTTTAATATATTTGTTATTTTTTTCATTATATATTTATAATTTCTTTTATCTTTGTGTCTATACGATTAAATCCTTCTGTTTGTATTAATAATATACAATTTCTGTAATCGTTCCAATTTACAGCAAATGATTTATCTATGACTCCATTATTTAAACTTTTTATTAATTCATTAAGTGCATTAATTGTATATAAAGTGTTTGTTTGTTTTTTTCTGTGTACTAATATTGTATTATCCACCATTGAATCTATTGCTGAATTATTCATGTCTACATTGTATGTAATCATAATTTTATCCTTATCTAAACTTTCTAAAACAAAAAGTTTATTAAAAAGAATAACATAAGATGATTGAATAGTATTAGCTACTTGTTCATAATCATCTAATGTAGTAAAAGTACAATATAATCGATTATTCATATGTTCAGAAATTTCCGATTATAAATATAAAATTAATTTAAAACACCATAATGTTTTCCCATCTTTAATTTTATTGGAAACTTGTCATTAAGTATTGTTTGTAGGTCAATTAATGTTTGTTTTCCATCGGATTTAGCTACATCAAAAACAAACGCATCATATATATAAAGAACTAACTTTGTTTGTTTGGTTTCTAAATAATCTTGTATGATTTGTATTTTACGAATGTTAGTTTCTGTTTCAGTTGCTTGAATATAATAATTGAATAGTTTTTGAGAATGTATTTTGGGATGATCTTTTTTCTTAATAGTATAACTACCACACTTGATTTCTCCTTTTTTATTAAATTCATCCCAAATAATATCTATAAAATTTTGTGTTTTGGAAAAAAAAGGGTGATGTAAGTTCGCCTTGTCTATACCTCCATATATTTGTTTAAATGTAAGTGTTTTACTTTTCTTATATTGTTCGGGGGTAATTTTCTTGGATTTAAAATAAATTTCCGCAAGTGTGTTGTGTACGTTGTCTTCAAATTGATAATCGACTATATCACCTATTAGACGGGGATGATAACCGTCATAATCCATTTCCACAAAAAAGTCGTTGTCTGGTTCAAAACAATCACGTTCTCCATTGTCGTGTTTTAGTCCAACAAAATTTAATCCATTAAAGTTATTTACAGGTCTCCCGGTTG